AAAACGTTGTAAAGTTATAGAAGAAGAAATTGATGATTATTTAGAACAAAAAGACCAACCGGGTCTTAAATATAACGGTATGGCTATAATCAGAGAAACTAAAACAAAAAGACCTATTAAACCAAAAGTAGATATTAGAGAGTCTGCTATAAGTATTTTAGAAAATGCAGGAGTAGATAATCCTGAAAAAATATACGAAGAATTAATAGAGTCAAGACTTGGATCTCCTAAACAAACTAGAAAATTAAAAATTAATAAAATAAAACCTGAAAAATTATAAATTTGTATCAAATAAAAATCGATTTTATAATAACTAATTTATTATAAAATAAATGACTTCAACATCTCATTTACAAAACCAACCAGAGTCTTTTTCTTCTATAGAAGATTGTAAAAAATTTAAAAAAAATATTGTTTCTAATCCAAGATATAAAAATTTTAAACAAACTCATTTTACAGCTGGAGATATTGACCAATTTGAAGAATATAGAGATATGACAAACGGTCAACTATCTATTCCAACAATAAACTTAGATTCTAATAAATTTAAAAACATAGACTTGTCTAAGTCTACTGATTGGAATAAATATAAACATTTAAACCCTACATCAGTAGATAAAACTTTTAATTATATGTTTCATAAATTTAAAAAAGGAGTTTTTGTTAAAATTAAAAATAACCAACTTGCAGTTTTTCTTCCTTTTAGTAAAAATAATTTTATTAATGAATGGTCTGATAAAATTAAAATTGATCCTAAATACGGAGACATTTATAAATTTGAAGAATATATTATTAAACTTAGCGGTAAACATTTTAAACCAAACATTAATAGATTTACTGATTCTTGGTACTCAAATAACTGTCTTGTAAGATACGAATTTCCAATTCACGAAGGTGATACAAACGTAGCAAATATGAGTGATATGCTTAAACAACTATGCTCCAATAGAACACTTCCTGACATTGAGTTTTTTGTTAATAGAAGAGATTTCCCTGTAATTAAACGAGACGAAACCGAAGCTTATGATCACCTATTCGGTGATAATCAACCTCTCATTTCTCATAAATATGATCAATATTCTCCAATTTTATCAATGGTCACTACAAAAGACCACGCAGATATTCCAATGCCAACAGGAGACGACTGGTCAAGAATATCAAGCCAAGAAAGTAAATATTTTACACACAGTTGTAATTCATTCCCGCAAATAGAAAACTTTAATATGGAATGGGAAGATAAAAAACCAACAGCTGTATTCAGAGGAGCAAGCACTGGATGTGGTGTAACTATAGATACAAATATTAGATTAAAACTAGCATATATTTCTTCTAATACTCCTCCAGACAAAGATGGATTATTGTTAGATGCTGGTATTTCTAAATGGCAACTTCGCCCTAGAAAATTAAAAACAGAAAAATACTTACAAACTATTAATGTACCAGAAATGAACAAAAAAGGTATAAAATTAGCATCTTTTTTAACTCCTGTACAACAATCTGAATATAAATATCTTGTTAATGTTGACGGTCATGTATCTGCTTTTAGATTATCACTGGAAATGAGTATGGGTTGCTGTATATTATTAGCAGACTCAAAATATAAATTATGGTTTACAGATTTGCTTAAACCTATGGTTCATTATATTCCAATTAAATATGATTTATCTGACTTAATAGACCAAATTAAATGGTGTAGAACTCATGATTCTGAATGTAAAAAAATAGCTAGTAATGCTAGACAATTTTATTTACAATATCTACAAAAAGATGGTGTATTAGATTATTTACAACAAATTATTATTGACTTAAAAAATCAATCAGGTCTCTATTTATATAATAATCAAACACCACTTCAAGCTCTAATTTCTATAGAAAATAATTTATCCCTTAATTATCCAATTACATCAAAAACCATTAAAGATATAGGAACTATTCCAAAACAACCTAGATCATTTGGAATACTAAAAGGAATTCATTGGATAATTAATATGATCAATAAAACATCTTCATTTGAAAAAGTTGCAATTAAAAAATCTGAATCTCCTATTTTTAGTAGTAAAAATAGTAGTGTTTCAACATACAAACTAGCTAACTTTAGCTTTGTTGTTAAATCTACAAATAACCGCTTAAAAAATATGGAAAACATTCACGAAGCATATATAGGAATTAAGGAAATAAACAACCTTGTTAAATATATACCAAATTTTGCATACATATTTGGAAAATACGAAATGAAAAATACATCTAACGTTATTATGGAACATATTTCAGGAAAAACATTTGACAAATGGATAGAAAGTGATAAATTTAATATGACAGATTTTATTTTTATTTTTATACAATTATCTTTTGCTTTAGAAGTTGCTCAACATCAATGTGGTTTTGTTCACTGGGATTTAACTCCTTGGAATATTATTATTCAAGAATTACCATCAAAAATAAGCTTTGACTATGTAATCGATTATAACAACGTTTATAGAGTTTATACAAATATCATTCCTGTTATTATAGACTATGGAAAATCCCATATAATTCATAAAAATAAACATCACGGATTTATTAATATGTTTAAAGTAAGCACTATTCAAGACATTATTAGTTTACTTTTAACATCATTAAATTCTATCACGCAATTAAAAAATATAACTACAAATGATGTTAAAGATATTATTACTCTTGCAAATTTTATATCAAATACAGGATACAGAAAAAACCCTTTTAGACAAACTGGTAATAAAGGCGTTTCTGATGTTCAATATTTTGTAATAAGAGCTAAAAAATATACAGAAATGATATCAAGTAATAAACACGAATTAGAATCTAAAACTCCTTTAGATTTTATAAAATATATTACTAAACATTTTAAATCTACATTTACATTTGAAAAAATTGATTATCCAGATTTTAGAATTAATAAAGGAAATCCCACTCAAGTATTTAATTATATACTAGCTTCTAACGAAGATGAAAAAATTAAATCATTTACTGATGTTTTTGATAAATATTTAAAATGTAAATTTAATCTTCCTGATAATTTATTTTTTTCGTATTATGCTGCTCAAACTTTAGAACATAATATGTCATCATTGTTCTTATTAATGGAAAAATATTTGATATTAAATCATCCAATTGTAATTAAATACAAAAAAATAATAAATGACATATATCAAACATTTATTGAACAAATTAAGATAAAATCACAAGAAAAAATACATTATGATATCGGTGATACGTTTAAAAAACTTAATTCACCTGAATACGATCAACAAACTTTTATGACTCCAGATGTCATTTTAAATTTAAGTAATTTACATAAAATGTATAACGAAGAACAGTATAACTTATCAGATTATAAAAATACTATTGAACTTGTCTTTCTAAACAAAGGATTATTTAAATTATCTGATAAAGATAAAACATATTATACAAATAATTTTGAAGAATTATTAAATACTAATGCTGTAATTATTAAAACAAACATCGCACATATACTTACATTAAGTTCAATGTCTAAACTTATAAAATAATTTATATTCAGATCATATAAAATTTACATAAGCGGTAAAAAATTTACATAAGCGGTAAATTTTTTAAATTAACTAAATTTTTTAAATTAACTAAATTTTTTAAATTAACTAAATTTTTTATCTTTGTAAACTATAAATAAATGTTCAATTCAACAACTTTTATAACTTTAATTGGATTAGCACTAATATTATGTGCATGTTCTAATCAATCTATTAAGGAGTCTTTTGTTAATTATCCTAGGACAGCAGTGTCTTATCCTATAACATGTACAAATGGTAATTGTCAAGCATCAAATATTGATTATAAAAAGGAATTACAAAAATTTGTAAGTTATCCGTCATTTCAGGCTAAACTTTCTCCCCGATATGGACCACCTGCTGGTTATGGTGCAACTATACAATATAATTTACCATCAAATAACAATTTAGCAGTTCCGCAAACTCCTTTAGGATTTGGAAATATGGCTAAATGCAATTATACAGGCAATACAGTAGAAAATTATCATGATAATAAAAAACCTTTAATGTCTTATAATCAAGCAATAAGCAGTGTTTATAACAATAATAAAGTTGAAAATATATCGCCTAATGGTTTTGTTGGCGGTGTTAATGATATGACATCATTAGACTTGGATGGTGCTGCTCAACAAGAGGTATCGTATGATCGTTTAATATTTTCTACAGCTAAAAGTCGTCTTACTGCTCAAGGTGATTGGATACGAGGAGATTTACCAATTGTTCCAAATGCTTGTGGTTGGTTTTCTCCTTCTGTAAATCCTGCTCGTGATTTAAATAGAGGAGCATTAGTTGCTATGGCAGGTGAAAATGATACATCTAACAAACTTATAGCATTAGTTGGTGCTGCAAGCGCTCTTACAGCCGGTACTTCAGCAGGGGGTCCTACTACGTTAAATTATATATCACCTCAATCAGCAAATAAACTTAATAGTCTATATAATCTATCTAGCAGTCAAAATGGTTCAACTATACAAGTAAATAATCAGCCTTCTCTATCTGCTCTAAGAACTGCTACAGGATTTGCATAAAAATATTACATTGTAGATGTTCCTATAGCGGTTGACCGAGTTACATTACAACCCAATAGTTTTAAAGCATTATATATATCTTCCGGCATAAGGGTTTTTGTTTGATGTTCAGAATTAACGACAAGTGCTACGCTAATTACTTTATCTAATCTATCATATATATCTTGACGAATAGCATCAAAACAATCTTCAGATATACTTTTTACACCAGCTTGTCGCGCTAAACGTGTAATTGACGGTTTTGTTATGTCTTCCATTTATAAAAATAATATATTGTTTTTAAATATTATTTTTCAATTGTATTTAAAGTTTGAATAGTCAGTAAAGAAATGGAAGAAACTACAATTCAAAAATTAAATACAATTGAAAAATTAAATACAATTGAAAAATTAAATACAATTGAAAAATTAAATACAATTGAAAAATTAAATACAATTGAAAAATTAAATACAATTGAAAAATTAAATACAATTGAAAAATTTAAAAAAAAGAATTGTTTTTTTGAACTTTACATATGTAAATTATTAAAACAAATATCAAATAAAAACGGAATAAATTTAAATGCAAAACAACAACTAAATAGTGCTATATGCATAATGGCATCTTACATTTCTAATGTTATATTTAAACTTACAGAAATAGCAAACAAAAAAACAATATCTATTAAAGAAGTTATTAACGCTGTTAAAATTATTTTTCCAATAAAATTAGCAAATAACTCTATAATTGAAGGATATAAATCAATTAAAAATTTTACAAATAAAAAGTTGGTTAAAGGAGGAAGTAGACAAGGAAAGGCAGGTATTATATTTCCTCCTTCTATTATTGAAAAATTTTTAAGAAATTTTGGTTATTCTAAAATTATGATAACTAGCTCTTCTCCTGTTTTTTTTGCAACTATTTTAGAGTATTTTGCATCTGAATTATTAAGTTTATCAATAAATTTTGCAAATACTAATAAAAGAATTAGAATAACAATTAGAGATTTAGAATTAGGAGTAAGACATAATAAAGAAATATCTGATGTTTTTAATAAACTTAACATTTTTTTTATAGGAGGAGGAGTTATACCATATATACATTCTTCTCTTATAACAACAAAAAAACGTAAAAAGAAAGGGTTAGAAACTACAAAAAAACATAGATTTAGATATGGAACTGTAGCCATTAGAGAAATTAAAAAATTACAAAAAACAAGCAATTGTTTAACATTTGCTAAATTTCCTTTTGAACGGTTAGTAAGAAACATTGTTAATAAAACCAATAATGGTATGAAAATTTCTAAAGACGTTTTTATTATTTTACAATATCATATTGAACAATATATGATTAAATTTCTTAAGCATGCAAATTTAGCTGCAATTCATGCAAGTAGAGTTAAATTAATGCCTGTTGACTTACAATTTATTAGAACAATCAATGACATAACAAATTCAAAAGAAGATTGTTCAAAACAATCTTGTTCAAAAGAAGATTGTTCAAAAGAAGATTGTTCAAAAGAAGATTGTTCAAACCAAGATTGTTCAAAAGAAGATTGTTCAAAAGAAGATTGTTTAAAAGAATATTGTTCAAGTATGTCAGATAAAGATGTAGGTTCTATCATGAAAAGAATGAGAGCAAAGAGGGATGTTTTTTTAGCTAAAGAACAGGAAGACAAAAAGATGGTGAAGTGATACAAAGAAAATTGTTCAAAAGAAAATTTAAAAGTTAATTTAAAAGAACGGTAAATTTAAGTAAGTTAAAATGTCAAAATACGAAAATAATCATACAAATGTTAACAATTCTTGTGTTATAGACGAAGAAAAAAAATATGTTGTATTGATGGAAACTAGTGGTGAAGAATGTGAAAGTTGGTATTATTGTATTTTATATAATGGAAATGAAAAAAATTTACAACATCTTCAACAGCAACTTGAATCAGTAAATTGGTATATATTGGAAGATTTAAGCACATTTGATTTAGACTTAGAACATTTTATTTGTGAAAAAACAGCTAAAGAACTTACTAAACTTGAATTAAATCATCATTCTTTTCATAGAAAATTTGATGGTAAATTAACTAAAGTTAATTTACGTTTAAAACCTAAATATAAAAATGATAAAAAAATGGGACAAGTTTTTGAAAAACTTGGTTATGGTCAAATAGAAGATTATATTGATAAAGAAGATATTGACGAAGAAGATTTAATAGATAAAAGTGATCAAAGTGATAAACAAAGTGATCAAAGTGATCAAAGTGATCAAAGTGATCAAAGTGATCAAAGTGATCAAAGTGATAAACAAAGTGATAAACAAAGTGATAAACAAAGTGATAAACAAAGTGATAAACAAAGTGATAAACAAAGTGATAAACAAAGTGATAAAAATAAAGAAAGTTTAGATGAGAACAGTATACCTTCTATATTGATGTCAAAAAATCTATCTAAGTTTTCTAAAAAACTAGTTAATTAAATTTCCTTAATCTATATGAGTGTCGTCTAAATCGTATTGTAGAATAACGAAAAATTGAATTGATATACTTTTTAATAAACAAGATTATTATACTATTTAAGATAAATAGTATAAATGACTAACATTAATCCACGTCAACTAATACCTTACTGTATATATCATTTTAATGATACAAATATTGATTTTGGTTATATAGGATCACCATCTTTAGTTAATAATTATGGCAACATATTATATAAATGTTTAGATAATGTTGTTGGAAATGGTTTTGACGATAGATGGAAGCTATATGGAACATTTTTTGCTATATCACCTATGGTAAGACCTATTCCAAGAGGATTAAAATTAATAAATGCTAATAAAGCAGGAAAATATCCGTATGATACAGAATCTATAAGATATTCATATGATGTATTTACTATTGAATCAAATTCTGTTAGTTTTTTAACTTGGACTAAACCAATAGATGGAACTGTACCTTTATATTTGTATATAACACCAAGAGGAGGATCTTATCCGAGTTTCAATAAAATTTCTATTAAGGAAGGATGGAGTGAAAATATTATATCTCCTATTTATGTTTTAGTAGATCCAAAAAATTATATAGGATCATCCACAAATTTATTTAAATTTAAAAGAGATAAAAATGACGTAATTGAATTTAAATTTACTCCGGTACATGATAGATGCATACCAGATCCAACCGGAGTAAATTTAAATACATGTTTTTTATTAACAGAAAAAACAATTCAATTAAGTGATGAAATTAATACTGTAGATATACTACAAATGCTAACAACAAAAAAAAAACAAAATATTACAACTTTTTTAAAAAATTTATCTCCTATAATAATATTTATAATAATATTATTTTTTATGTTATCATTAATAACATGTATTGTTATTTTATATATGGCTTGAAATTTTAAGTTTACTAATAATATAGCTTTCTATGTTACTAATATCTACTGTATTAGGAACTTCTATTAAAGTAATATTATTATCTTTACACATTCTTCTTTTCATATCATCTCTGTATTTTTGATTTAAAAATGCTTCTTTATTTTTATGAAAGTAAGGTACATATTTATAATGTTGAACTCCATTATATTCAACTGCTAAACGTAAACTATGATCATAACAATCTAGTTCTAAATTAAAATTTCCACCTGTGACAGGATTTCGTAAAAAATCAGGACGACATTTATTAAAAGGTTTGTTAAACAATTTTTTCAATACACGTCTACATTCAATTTCTCCTTTGCTTTCTTTAAAAGAATTCTTTTTTGGTATTTGTCTAATATTATTATTATATATATAAGATGTTGACCATGTTCCTTTTTTACTTACTCTACATAAAGACATTAATAAAATAATAACAATACTACATATAAATAATACAAGAAATCTATCAGATTTCCATATTTTTTTACATATTTCAAACATTTATATTTATAAATGTTTGAAAAAATATTAATTTTTGTTTATGTTTCTGTTTCTACATCAATTTTTCCTCTACATATAGGACATTCAGCCTTGTACATAACCCATTCTTTTATACATTCAGTATGTAAGACGTGATTACACTCTAAATATGTTATATTCTGGTCAATTTCAAATTCAGATGTGCATATTGCACATTTTTCGTGTATTAAATTGATTGTAGATTTTTTACTTTCAATATTTAACTTAATATTAGTTTTTTTTTCTTGTGTTTTATAATGATTTAAACTTTGTTCCATTGCTATATTCATTAATTCTTCTTCTCTTCTATTAAGAAGTTCTTGTCTGCGTTCTTGTCTGAGTTCTTGTCTGCGTTCTTGTAATAGTGTATTTTGCCTCATAAAATTTGTTATAAGTTGTCTATATCTTTGACGTTGTTCATCTTCATCTTCATCTTCATCTTGTTCGTAAGTTATTTGATTTATTTGATTTATTTGATTTCTTTCATTATATAAATCAATTGTATTAATAATTGTATTCATATTATCAAATATTCTGACTTCATTAGGATTTGTGAATATAGTAAATACCAAATCTGTTGTGTATATATCCATTTATTCAATAAATTAAATAATTAAATATGTTTTCATTTTTTTTTAAAACATTGGATTGTGATTCCATCCTAGTTCTTCAAAACAACTTTTTGCAATATCATCGTGAAATGATTTTCTATCTATAGTTTTTAGCATTGTAAAATCTTCTTTTTTACATATATGTTTATATCTTATTAATAACTGATACAATACATATTGTGTATTAATAAAATTCTTTCTATCAAATCCTTCTTTGTTTTTAAATTTTTTATCATACAAATCTGCTAATATATCAAAGTCGTTTAACAAATTATCTTGTAAATGTGAAATATCATCTGGTTTCTTACCAGTAAGTTGATAATGAATTAAATTAACATTTTCATAATGTTTAGTATATTCTAATTCTTTAAGAAAAATATGTATATGTTCTTTTGTTATATTGTTAAAACGAACTTTTTTATCAGTATTATTGTCTCCAACTAATAAATGATGTTTTTCTAATTGATCTATTATTTTAATATATACTTCAGAATCAATACTACTATTTTGTTTTCCTTGATATTGATTAATACAGTCACGAAAATGAATTTTACGATCATATGTATATTTAGCAGAAATATTAATCCTATCAGTATCTTTGTAATTAGAAGTATGTAAGAAAATTTCTTGCTGTGATCCACATATTAAACAAATGTATATACTTTCATCTAATATATCAAAACTTTTTTTATTTACACAATTATTACACATAATAATTAAATCTTTTGTTGGAATTTCTATATTTACATCAGAATACTTTTGAGCTATATTTAAATATTTAGATATAACATCATTTTTTTCTTTATTATTTATATTTGAAGTACCTATAAACGTTAATTTTACAGGTGTTTGAAGAATTTGTTTATATTTTTCTAACAAATAAATTGTATCTGCTAAATAAAAATGTATATTTTTTATATTTTTTATTTTTTCAATTAATTGTTCTATATTTTTTTCAATTATTTTAACTAATCGAAATTGTAAATTAGGCATTTTTAAGGTTTTTTTTAAATCTAATAGTTTTTCTTCATATTCAACAAGTTTTTCAGACTCTTCTTTGAATTTTTCTTTAATTTTTAAATCAATAGTTAATATATCTATTTGAGACATATTTTTCTATTATTTAATGTACCTTTTAAGTATTCATTAAATAAACATTATAAATACTTAAAAGGTACATTATAAACTACTATTTATAATGTATTTATATTTATAGTACATTAGTTAAAGTTTTAGGATTGAATTTTTACTTTGAAATCTTAATTTCTTTGTATCTAAACCAATTAATACACCAATTTTTAATTATATCAACATATTTATTTTTTTGGTAATAATTAAAAAAAAAAAAATTCTTGTCTAATATAAAACTATGGCTTCCATTTGTACATCAAACGTAACATCTGGATTTATTGATCTTGCTACATTCGATGAACTTGAAAAATATATGTACGGCGGTCCTGACGCAACCGCTTATTTCGTTAGACAAACACGAAAAGCTACTTGGTTCACCCAAGTACCAGTCGTTCTTTCTCGTGCTAGTGGAACTCCTGCATTCGAAACCGAATGGTCTGTAAGTATTTCACGTGCTGGTGATTATCTTTTGTCTACATGGATGCGTTTAACAACTCCTAGAATTGAACTTACTCCTGAAACTCCAGCACAAGGCGCTCCTCCAACAAATACTGTTTTAGCTGTTCGATGGACCAGAAATTTTATGCACAGTATTATACGTGAAGCATGTATTACATTTAACGATTTGGTTGCAGCTAGATTTGATTGCTGGCATCTTGATTTTTGGGCTGCTTTTACAGTTCCTGCAAGCAAACGAAATGGTTATAATAATATGATCGGTAATTTTCCAGAAATGACTGACCCTCACGTTCAAGATTATACTCAAGGAACAGTAGGAGCATTTATAAAACCATATATCCTGAATCTTCCTTTGCCATTTTTTTATGCTCGTGATAGCGGAGTTGCTCTTCCTACAGCTGCTCTTCCATATAACGACATGCGTCTTAATTTTTCATTTAGAAATTGGTCAGAGTTATTAATTATTGATGAATTTACACGGGTAGAAGGTGAATGGACATATAAGACAAGCAAGTGTGCAGAAACATCATACCTTAAGAGTAATAACGCACCTGTGTTAAACAATGTACAAGTATGGGCTAATTATGCTATTGTTTCCAATGATGAGCGTAAACGCATGGCTTGTGCACCTCGTGATATCCTTATTGAACAAGTTCAAACAGCTCCTCGTCAAACATTTGGACCTAGTGCATGCAATGCACCCAGATATGACATTAGGTTTTCACATGCTATTAAAGTTCTATTTTTTAGCGCTCGCAATAATAGTATTGTATGTAGCTGGGCTAATTATACAGCCGGTCAACCAATTATTAACTTGGATGGCACCACCTATGTAGCTACTATTGACTATTCTTCACCATCTATGGTTGATCCTATTGCTTTAACATCTCTTATATACGAAAATACAAATCGTCTTGCTCAAATGGGATCTGATTATTTCAGTCTTATCAATCCTTGGTACACAGCACCTGCAATCCCACTAGAAACTGGATACCATATGTATTCATATTCTCTTGATTTTATTTCTCTTGATCCTATGGGTTCTACAAATTACGGCAAACTTACAAACGTTAGTATTGTACCTGAAGCTTCTCCTGAAGCTATAGCTTATAATGGAACCTATCCTACTGATCCAGTTCTCGTCACTGCTTTACAACTCATTGGTATTTATCAGAAACAAGTTTATGATTTTGTAGTTACAGCCGTTAATAACAATATTGTGAGAATCTCAGGCGGTGCTTTGGGTTTTCCTGTACTTTAATTTTGCGGGGGGGATTTCTGGGGGAGCCATTCAAATTCAAATTCAAATTTTCAAATATTATTTAATAATATTTGAAAAATCATTACAATTTCACTTCTTCTATAACAATTAAATCATTGTTTTCATCAAGTGAATAAACGGTCTTACTTTTTTTTCTATCAAAATATACATAAAAGAAAAACTTATACGTCTTTGAAACCTCAATTGCTTTAGCAAGATTTTTCTCTTTATCTTTTTCAAAATAATAAGTACTTTTAACTTCTATAATAATTTTTTTACCATCTTTTTTAACGTAATAAATGTCTGGATAATATTTATGTTTTTTACCTTCAAATTCATACCAAAATGTTGGGATCTCCTCACTGTCACCTGCTTCAATTTTACCATATAAATTACTCTCTTCTAGTTCTTTTATTGCTAAATCCTCGTATCCTAGTATCATTGCAGATCTACCATCTCCGTATTTGTAAATTCTTCGTCTAAAAGAAGACGCCAGCATCTTCGAAAATAATTTATCATTTTGCATTGCATATTCTACACCGTATTTTTCCATCATTTGTTTTTTACATTCTTCAGAGTTAATAAAGAACTCCGACCCGTATTTTTCCATCATTTGTTTTTTACATTCTTCAGAGTTAATAAAGAACTCCGACCCGTATTTTTCCA